ACATTAAAGTATGCACAACAAGACTTGAACATTGGCAACTCTACAACTTACCCCTACGGTAACTTTGACTAATTAATCGGGGGCTTCGGCCCCCTCTTTAAAGGAGATTAATTATGTCTGCACAAACCTCGTCCATCACCCGTAACGGGAAGACGGAACCGTTTGCCCTACAAGTAGCTCGTGGTCAGATAGCACAACACAGTGCTGTTAATATTTTTGGATATCAAGCATCTGTTGGAACTTCATTCATTCCAATTTGGGAAAATGCTGCTACATATCCAACTTATTTGACCAGTCCTTCTATAATGACGATTGGCAGTAATAGCGCATCAGATATTGGTGCAACTATCATTGTTAATGGTTTGGACAAGAACTTTAATCCTATTTCTGAGATTGTTATTATGGCTAGTGGTGGCTCTGGAGCTACTGCTACTACTGTAAATAGCTATCTAAGAATTCAGGGATTGGTTTTAAACACTCCAGCTGGATCACAAAAAACCAATATTGGTCAGATTACTTGTACAGCAACAAACACCAATGTTTATGCGTACATTAATGCTGGTATTGGCAAGAGTCAGATGGCGGTTTATACCGTTCCAAACAACTGTAATTTTTACTTTACTCAAGTAACAATTAACACTAACAACGCTTACACGGCATCAGGAACATCTACACTTGTATATCAAGCTGTATCTTATAACAGTATTTCTGGTGCTCAGTTAAGTGTGTTGCAAGAGCCTTTCGTCAATAACTTTATTGTGACCAAAAGTATTCCATTCCAGTTTGGCCCTAAGACTGATATTCAGTATCAGCTAAAGATTGGCACAGGAACAGTTGGTGCTGGTATTGTTGTTGAGGGATATCAGGTTTTCAACTCGGACTCTGGAAGCGCATAACATGGCAACGACCCCAGCTTGGCAACGCAAAGAGGGTAAGAACCCGAACGGCGGTTTAAACGCAAAGGGTCGTGCTTCCGCTAAGAAACAGGGGATGAATTTAAAACCTCCCCAGCCAAAAGGCGGTAAGCGTAGGGATTCTTTCTGCGCCAGAATGGAAGGCATGAAGAGAGAATTAACTTCAACAAAGACTGCAAAAGATCCTAATAGTAGGATCAACAAGTCTTTGAGAGCTTGGAACTGTTGATATGCCAAGTAAATCAGCTAAGCAACACCGTCTTATGGAAATGGTTGCCCACAATCCAAAGATGGCCAAGAAGGTAGGAATACCGCAATCCGTGGGTAAGGACTTTGTAGAAGCCGATAAAGGCAAACATTTTAGAAAAGGTGGAGATATGCCAATCAATCCTAACGCAGTTAGAGCCATGAAGATGGCCGCAAGACGTCCAGCTCCTACGGTAGCTGCTACTCCTATGATGGGAGCTCAAATGCCAGGTGCTGCTCCTATGGGCATGAAGCATGGTGGCTTGAGCAAAGAACACCATAAGACATTGGCTCATCATCACTTGGCTATGGCAGAGCATCATCTCCATATGCACAAAGGTGGCATGAAGAAGATGGCTCACGGTGGCCCAGTTGAGGATCCTGAAATTGAAGCAGGTGAAAAGCATCTTAAGCATGGTGAACATGCTGTTCAAAAGCGTGGTCATACCCGTGCTTTGGAAGAAAAGATGAAGGGCAATGACGTTGGTAACTATAAGCATGGCGGTAAAGCTCATGTGAAAAAAATGGCTACTGGCGGTCATGTTAAAGAAACACACATGAAGCACGTTGAAGCTGGCGGTCATTTGAAACATGGTGAGCACCCTGTTCAAAAGAAGGGCCACACAAAGGCAATGCAACCTAAGATGAAAGGTAGGATGATCTAATGAAACACCACAAAGAAATGCACGAAGCAGCTCCACACCACAAGCACAATGTGGATCACGTTGAGCACCACTACGGTCATGGACATGATCATATGCATGAGCAACACAAAGTAAAGCACATGTACCATGAGCATAGTCATGGTCACAAGATGCACCACGAGCACGTTAAAGCTATGTGCTACGGTGGCATGAGTCACAAATAAGGAGCTATCATGGCAACAAGTGCATTTGGTAAAGCTTTTAGAGCAGCAAGAGATGCAGGTGATAAGACTTTTACCTTTAATGGTAAAACTTACACCACTAAGATGAAGGAAGAAATGCCTGATACTGAGAGAGAAACTCAGGGTAAGAACATTGCTTTCTACAAGAATGCACTTGATGCGGCTAAGAAGTCAGCAGCTTCAGGCGAAGAAAGAGAGGCTATTGTTCGTAATTTGAACAAAGCACAATCTGATTACGCTGGAAACAAGGCAGGTCAAGAAATGACTACGGCCAACTATGTTTCTAGAAAACCTACGATGCCTGATGATGACTCTATGGGATTCACCTACGCAGGAAAAGCTCCTCCAACAGATGAGCCTAAAGACATGAGTATGCTTGGTATGCCCATGAAAAAGGGTGGTAAGGTTAAGCATCATCACGTTAAGAAGATGGCTTCTGGTGGTCATGTTAGCTCAGCATCTAAACGTGCAGACGGTATTGCCATGAAGGGCCGTACCAAAGGGAGAATCTGCTGATGATGGCAAGCCGCGGCATGGGGGATATCAATCCCTCTAAAATGCCTGGTAAAAAGATCATACATCGTAAGGATAATCCTAACGATGTAGAGGTCTACAAAGAAGGCGGCGCTGTCTGGGATAAACCCAACCCCAAAACAAAGCATAAAAAACTTAGTCCAGAAAAGAAAGCAGCTGCTAAAAAGGCTGCTAAGAAAGCTGGCAGAAGATATCCAAATTTGGTTGACAACATGAGAATGGCAAGCAAATGAGCTATCCAATATCCACAACGACTACTGGAACGACCTCCTTTAATCTAAATGTAAATGATTTAGTTGAGGAGGCTTTCGAGCGTTGTGGTTCTCAGTTGCGTACTGGATATGATCTTAGGACTGCAAGGCGCAGTTTGAATTTATTGACCATTGAATGGGCTAACCGAGGCATTAATTTGTGGACGGTTGAAGAAGGCGCTATTCCAATGGTGACTGGACAGGTAGCTTATCCCGTCCCAGTTGATACGATTGACTTGTTGGATCATGTGATTCGACAGTATCAGGGCAATACATCCAACCAAACAGACGTTAATATTAGCCGTATTTCTGAATCAACATACTCGACTTTACCTAATAAATTGACGCAAGGACGTCCTATTCAGGTATGGTTTAACCGTCAAAGTGGTAATGTAAACGCTACATCGGTAACAGTTTCTAGTGCAGTCTTGTCTACAGATACTGTTATTAACGTCACTACGACTACTCCTTTAGCCTCATCAGGGTTTATCAACCTAGACAATGAGACTATTTACTATTCCAATGTTAACTATGGTACGCAGTTGCAGAACTGTTTCCGTGGACAAAACGGAACAACTGCCGCAGACCATAGTGTGGGGACTTTGGTATACCAGAATTGGTTGCCAAACATTAATGTATGGCCAGCACCAAATGCAGGGGGTGGATATGTATTCGTATATTGGAGAATGCGTAGAGTCCAAGATTCGGGCAATGGTATCGAGATACAAGATATACCGTTCAGATTTATCCCTGCAATGGTTGCAGGACTTTCATATTACCTATCAATGAAGATACCTGGTACTGATCCAAACAGAATCATGGGATTGAAGGCGGATTATGAACAGCAGTATGATTTAGCGGCTCAAGAGGATAGAGAGACTGCTCCTGTCCGATTTGTACCTCGCAACATGTTCTATGTGAGATAGACATGCCAAATAGGTTTGCATCAGGCAAGTATGCAATTGCGGAGTGTGATCGGTGCGGTCAGCGCTACATGCTCAAAGAGCTGAAGAAAGAGATCATCAAGACTCGGCTTTTCAACATCAAGGTATGTCCAACATGTTGGGATCCAGATCAGCCTCAGTTGTCGTTAGGTTTGTATCCAGTAAATGATCCACAAGCGGTCAGGGATCCAAGGAATGACAAGAGCTATTACCAGTCTGGCGTTAGTGGTTTAATGACACAAGTTGGTTGCGGAACGTGCAAGCAACAGTCAGGATTCCCACAAGACGGCAGTAGGCAAATACAATGGGGGTGGCAACCTATTGGTGGTGCGAGAAACTTTGATGATGGTTTAACGCCAAATGATCTCAATCCTAAATGGGCAGTAGGTACAGTAACAATCACGACAACGTAGGAGTTTGAAATGGACAAGAAACAAGTAACAAAGATTGCAGATAAAGAAGCTGCAAAAGAAGTTCACAAGCATGAAAAACACATGCACAAAGGTGCTAAGCCTACTAAAATGGCTAAAGGCGGTGTGACCAGTAAAGCTATGAAAGCAGTTGGTCGTAACTTGGCTAGAGCACATAACCAGAAACCTGGGAGCAAATAATGGCTACTCAAATTAAAGCAACGACTAAAAATAGTCCAGCTCTAAAGGTAGGCAAGAATCCTGATAATGGCCCTGCTGAGGAATATGCAGGTCGTTACATTGAGGCTATGCCTGAGTTGGATTCCAGAGTGGATCGCAGCAAGCTTGAGAATCTTAGCATGACCGTCAATGGTGTAAGCAAGACTGTAGGCGAGCAGCATCCCAAAACAAGCGGTATCAAGATTCGTGGAACTGGTGCAGCTACTAAGGGCATTATGTCCAGAGGGCCAATGGCTTGAACTACATTCAGCTTACAAATGCTATTCAGGACTACACTGAGAATACATTTACTCAGGTAGAGCTGAACACATTCATCATCAGCGCAGAACAGAGGATATTAAACTCTGTTCAATTGCCGTCTTTGAGAAGGAATGTGACTGCATATTTGTCAGCACAGAATCCGTATTTGCAAGCTCCTTTGGATTTCTTGTCTGTCTTTTCTTTTGCGGTAATTAATCCTACTACTGGTGAGTATTACTACTTGCTAGACAAGGATGTTAACTTTATCAGAGCTTCTTTTCCAAGTCCAACTTACTACAACACTCCTGCCTACTACGCCATATTTGGGCCTAGATCAGACAATGAGGATTTCCTTACCTTTATGATGGGGCCAACCCCAGATCAGAGCTATGAGGTAGAACTGCATTATTTCTACTATCCTACTTCTATTGTTCAGGGAAGTATGTACTTGGTGTCCATTACTCAACCTGGAATTGGGTATCCTAATGGAACTTACTACAACGTTTCAGTAACTGGTGGAGCAGGATCAGGAGCTTTGGCTACGGTAACCGTGGTTGGCGGATCAGTTACCAATGTCACGATTGATGCAGGCGGTTCATTGTATTTGGTTGGAGATGTATGCAGTATTTCTCCAATTAATGGACAGGGTTCAGGATGTACGTTTAGTGTGACCAATACAACCAATCCATCTGGTACATCTTGGTTGGGTAACAATTTCGAATCGTCTTTGCTATATGGTTCTTTGATTGAGGCTTACACCTTTATGAAGGGTGATGCGGATATCATGGCCGTATATACAAAACGTTATGATGAGGCATTAGGACTTCTCAAGCAATTGGGCGATGGCAAAGACCGTGGCGATGCTTACAGAGATGGTCAAGTTAGGTATCCAGTTAAATGATAGTTCAAACCGTCACCACTTCGTTTACCTACAATGCTTTGTTGGGCAATATCAATTTGCAGACAGATCAAATCTACATGGCACTTTACAACGGTAATGCGGCCTTAGATAATACAACTGCGGTCTACACTTCAGTCAATGAGGTGGTAGGAACAGGCTATACGGCAGGCGGTCAGTTGATGACCAATATATCGGTGAGCTTTGACAATCAGAGCAACACGGTATTTATTAATTGGGCAAATGTTGTATGGAGTCCAGCAGCGTTTACATGCAGAGGAGCATTGATCTATGATAAGTCAAAGAACAATGCGTCAATCGCTGTGTTAAACTTTGGTTCAGACAAAACTTGCAGTAATTCCTTTACTGTAACGATGCCTGCGAACACAAATACGACAGCATTATTAAGGATATCTTAAGGAGTTTTTATGAGCGAAATAGCAAAATTTGGAGATACTTGTGATGCTACAGTCACTCGTGGCGCAGGCGCAACCGAGATCATGGGCTTAGAAGGAGTCTATGAAGCGGTTTGTTACGACAAAGATGGAAACATCAAGTGGCAAGATACCATTCAAAACTTGACCACTAACGTTGGCCGTCAAAACTTGTTGCAGTTTTACTTTGTAAGTCCTGCTTCAACCAATGCGATTGTTATGGGTTTGATGGGTGCAAGCGGTGGTTCATCTACTCCTGCCTATACAGACACACAATCAAGCCATTCTGGTTGGTTGGAAGTTGGCGGAACGAATGCTCCTACCTATTCTGGCACACGCAAGACACCTAGCTTTACCACAACCACTACGGCTAATCCAGCTGTATTGGCTACTAGCGCATCAGTTGTGTTCAACATGACTAGCTCGGGTACTGTGTACGGTGCGTTCATTAATGCCTCTGGTTCATCAACCATTGATAACACAACAGGCACATTGTTCAGCGCTGGAAACTTTACTGCTGGATCAAAGACAGTCAGTAATGGTGACACAATCAACGTTAGCTACACATTATCAGCCGCAGGCTAATAGGAGCCTCTGATGGCTTTTGCAATATATGATCGAGTTCAGCAGACGGCATCGGCTAACACCACAGTTAGTTTCACATTAAGTGGATCAGTAACTGGGTATCAGTCGTTTGCCGTTGTTGGTAATGGCAACACCACTTATTACGCAGCTTTTGACGGAGCTGGTAACTGGGAAGTGGGTCTTGGAACGTATTCCACTACTGGGCCTACACTAAGTAGAACAACCATCTACTCGTCTAGCAATTCGGGTAGTGCGGTCACGTTCAGTGGAACGGTCAATGTATTCATCACTTACCCATCAGAGTATGCCTTGTGGTCAGGTGGCCCCTTGGGTACACCAAGCTCTGGCACTTTGACCAATGCGACTAATTTGCCTATTGCAACTGGCGTAAGTGGGCTTGGTACTGGCGTAGCTACTGCTTTAGGCAATACGGCTAACGGTGCAAGTGGTGTAATGACTAAAGATGCCAATTCCAATATCACTTGGAATAATGAAGCACCTGGATATACCAACGTAGTTACCGCAGCTGGAACAACTACTATTACCGCATCTGGTACAAGGTATCAGCACTTTAGTGGCACAAGCACACAGACTTTGAAACTTCCAGATGAAACAACTATTCCCGTTGCAATGGGATATATTGTTGATAATGATTCAACTGGAAACGTAACAGTTCAGGATAGCGCAGGAAATACTTTAGCTACTGCCATACCTGGTGGAGCTGGTTGGATTTATTCTTTGTCCAATAGCACGGCTACAGGTAATTGGGCTGGCTATTTATTGCCTCCAGGAAATAGCTCTACTGCACCCTTAACTTGGGGTACTGCAGGTTTAAATATGTCTGGTCAGTATCTTCAGGGTGTTACAACCTTGAGTATGTCTGGACAATTGACCAATACAGTTGCTACAGGAACTGCTCCATTCGTGGTTTCCAGTACAACGCAAGTGGCTAACTTAAATGCCGCAACTGCTGGTAGCGCAGGATCGGTAACCAATTCTTTGACCCTGAACAATAGCGGATCTGGTGCTAGTTCGGGTACAACTTACAACGGGTCAGGCGCAGTTACTTTATCCTATAACACCATTGGCGCATCTCCTTTGGCTGGATCAGCAAGCATTACTACCGTTGGAACAGTTACTTCGGGTACTTGGAATGCTAACGTTATTACTGGTACATATGGTGGAACTGGAGTCAATAATGGATCCAACACCATAACAATAACAGGTAACTTTGCTACTTCTGGCGCCTATCCAATAACATTGACTGCTACTGGTTCAACTTCAGTAACTTTGCCTACTTCAGGAACATTGTCTACTGTTTCTTTAAGTGCAGCTAATTCATGGACTGCTACGCAAACGTTTAGCGGTACATCTTCAACATTTGCAACCTCATTGTTGAATGCAGCTGAGCCAGTAACTGTATCAGCTACGGCAGCAACAGGAACAATTAACTTTTATGTTAATAGCCAGTCTGTTCTTTACTATACAAGTAACGCATCTGCCAACTGGACGCTTAATATTGCTTTTAGTAGCGGTACGTCTTTGAATACTGCCATGTCTACTGGCCAGTCAGTAACAATTGCTTTTTTGGTTACACAGGGTAGTACGGCTTATTATAATTCTACGGTGAACATTGATGGAACAACAGTAACACCTTATTGGCAGGGCGGATCAGCGCCTACAAAAGGAAACGCTTCTGGCATTGATGTTTATACTTATACGGTCATTAAGACGGCTAGTGCTACTTATACCGTATTAGCTTCACAGACCCAGTTCTAATATGTTTGGGATAACATCATTTTCTGCAACATCTTTTGCGGGGAATCCGACTGTTATCAATGCCGTTGCGGTTACAGAAACTGTAACGCTATCGGATGTTGAGTCCGCTTCATCATACCTTGTTGGAGCTACAGTTGAGTCGTTCAGCTTAACAGATTTAGAGCCCGCAACGTTCATTTTCTATGAAACTGTAACAGATAGTATTACAGTTACGGATGCTGAGACAGGTGGATTTGGTTCTTATGTAACCGTTCCTGAATCATTTAGCTTTTCAGATGCCTATACAGGTGCAGGTGGATTTGCAGGATCTATTGCAGATACTGTTACTTTATCAGTTGCTCAAACTGGTGGCGTAGGTTTTGCAGGTTCTGTTTCTGAAACTGTTACTTTAAGTGATGCCATAACTGCATTTAAAGGATTGAATGGTTCTGTAAATGAAACCATTAATTTTTCTGACAATTTCACTATGCAAGGTGTGTTTGTTGGGGCGGTTTCAGAGCCAGTTGCATTGACAGATGTTGTTGGCGGCAATAGTAAATTTGTAGGTAATACAGTAGAATCAATTTCAACAACTGATTCATTTGCTGGTAGATACTTTTGGGAAAATGTTAACGATACTCAATCGGCAACATGGGTTGCAGTAAAAACGGTGTAAGGAAATAAAATGTCAACAAGTTATACGTCATTGTTGGGTCTAGCTTTACCAGCCACAGGTTGCTTGTCTGGCACTTGGGGAACTGTAGTAAATAGCAATATTACGCAATTGGTTGAATGTGCAGTTGCAGGATCAGCAACTCAAAGTGTCACTTCAGCAGATTGGACGCTGACAACAACTGGTTCTGGAGCAGCTAATCAAGCTAGGCAAGCTATTCTTATTCCTACTGGCACACCTGGTGTAAACAGAAACATCATAGCTCCAGCCCAGAGTAAGACTTACATTATTGTCAATCAATCTAATTCGACCATTACAGTAAAAGCTTCAGCTACAACTGGCGTGGTAATAGCTGCCAATTCAAATGCGGTGGTAGCTTGGAATGGTTCTGATTTTGTTAGAGCTAGTGTGAACGCAGCGGGATCAAGTGCCCAAATTCAATACAATTGTTCTGGTGCATTTGGTGCATCAACCAATTTTACTTTTGACGGCACTAATGCGTATGTTGGTTCTGGCGGTGGTATTAAGTTTGGTAATACTGCAAACACTCACTATACTGGATTCAAAGGAGCTCCTTGCGGTTCAACCAATATTCAATGGCAATTACCTGCAACAGATGGTACATCAGGACAGGTTATTGCAACAAACGGTTCTGGTGTTTTATCTTTTCAACCTGCTTGTGGCGTACAGTTAGCAGCTAACAACACATGGACTGGCACTCAAAACTTTACTGGCACAAGCTCAAAAGAAGCCATGAAGATTTTGAATGCTGCTGAATCTGCGGTCATAACAGGAACGGGCATAGCAGGAGCAGTCAATTTATATGTAGCTAGTGGTGCAGTAATTTATTCAACTGCTGCCGCAACTTCAAATTGGACAGTTAATTTATCCTTCTCTTCTGGTACGACATTGAATACTGCGATGGCAGTAGGAGATGTGATTAGCGTAGCGTTTTTAGTAACGCAAGGTTCTACTGCTTATTACAACACCGCAGTTACTGTAGATAGCAATTCTCAAACTGTGTATTGGCAGGGTGGAGCAGCTCCAGCTGCAGGCAATGCCAGTGGTATAGATGTTTACACTTATACAATTATTAAAACTTCGACAAGTCCAACCTACACGGTTTTAGGTTCACTAACACAATTCTAAGAGGTAATAAATGCCAACGATTATTACTAGAGGTGCGGCATCGGCTAAAGCATTTGGTTTTACTGGAGGATCTGCCGCGCCTATTATTGATGTTGTATATGCCACTCCAGGTTCTTATACATGGATTGCTCCAGCGGGGGTAAAGTCCGTATCAGTTCTTGCTGTAGGTGGTGGCGGAGGTGGTTCTGGATATTATCAAGATGGCGCAGGTGGTGGTGCTTTAGCCTATAAAAACAATATTAGTATTACTCCGGGTAATTCATATACAGTTACTGTTGGCGCTGGAGGTGCTTTTAGATTAGCCTCATGTTCTGTACACAACGGAAATTGTGGCGGAGCCTCTTCATTTAATAGCATATTTACAGCAGGCGGAGGAACCGGAGTAAGAGCAAATCAAGTTTGCGGCGGATCTCCATCAGGTTGTTATACGGCCGGTTATTCAGGCGGTAAAGGTGGTGCAGGATCACAGGCTGGTGGCGGAGGAGGAGCGGCTGGATATGCGGGTAATGGTGGTAATGGATGGAGTAATTCTTGCCCTACCGCTGGATCTGGCGGAGGTGGTGGAGGCGGTTATCCAATAAATTGTTCAAGAGCAGGCGCTGGCGGGGGTGTAGGATTATTTGGGCAGGGTTCCAATGGCGCGGCTGGTAATTCTTCTTCCACTTGGGGCCGTGGCGGATCTGGTGGAGGATGCGGGGGAGGCGGCACAAATACAAGTTTTTCAGGCGGTGTATATGGCGGTGGTGCTGGAGCGGCTATATGTCAAGACAATGGATCTGGAGGTAATGGCGCTGTTCGCATTATTGGACCGGGTTGCAAGCGTTCTTTCCCTAGCACTTGTGTCGGTGCATCTGCAACTTTGAAGGGTTCAACCGCATTTACAAATGCGGGAAAATACACATGGATTGCTCCTGCTGGTGTAACATCTGTTTCAGTTGTAGCCGTAGGCGGAGGTGCTAAAGGTTGGCCCGGAACTTTCCGTTCTGGTGGTGGTGGAGCCTTGGCTTATGCAAACAATATATCTGTAACTCCCGGAACTTCTTATACCGTTGTTGTTGGAGCGGCAGGCTCTTGTCAAGGGGGTGCCGCATGTCAAAATATTGGTAAACCTTCATCGTTTAACGGTACTTGTGTAACAGCCGGAGGTGGTTTTGTTAGTGCAAGTGCTAGTTGCGGAGGCACGGTTATACATGGAACTGGTGGCAACGGCGGTAGTGGTTGTGCCAATTCTATTTATGGCGGCGGCGGTGGCGGTGCTGGTGGATATTCTGGTAACGGCGGAAACGGAAATGGATCAACAGGAACAGGTGGGAATGGTTCCGGTGGCGGTGGTGGTGGCGGTAGTGGAAGTGGTGGCGGTGGTGTAGGAATCATGGGCCAAGGTTCTAACGGCGCTGGAGGTGTTTGGCCAAATGGTGGTGGCGGAGGTTCTGGGGGTTCATGCGGACAACCATGTACTGGTACTAGATCCGGTGGTCTTTTTGGTGGTGGCGGCGCATATCCATTACCACGCACATCTGGTGGTGGCGGAGCAGTTCGTATTGTTTGGCCGGGCACTACACGACAATTCCCATCAACTTGCGTAGGCAATCCTTAATTGAGGTAAAAAAATGGCATTATTTATTCAAATTAAAAATGGACAAGCCGTAAACCATCCTGTTTACGATTTCAATCTGATTCAAGCATTTGGACATATTCCAGAAGGTTGGGCTATGTTTAATCGTATAGCGCAACCTGCTGATTTGTTATCAGGACCTTTCCAAACGGCAGTTAATAGTTATGGTTTATCTTCTGACAATGTAACGTGGGAAGATAAATGGACTGCTTTAAACATGTTGGCAGAAGAACAAGCCGCTTTGATTGCAAAAGTAGAAGCAGAAGTTCCCGGTCCAAATGTAACGTTAGATAGAACTACATTACTATGGACACCAAATACACCTAAACCTACTGATGGTAAAAATTATTATTGGAATTACCAAACTGGCGCATGGGTTGTGGCAACCGATACTCCTAGTGCATAATGTAGTTTTTTACAACCAAAGGAAAAACAATGTGTTCTGCTGCTGAAGTTATTGGGGAAACTGAGGTCATGGAGGAGGCTCCACCGCAGAATCAATTGCAAGCTCTTTATTATTTTCCTACTGCCGTCTATACGGTAAATAGGCCAGAATATTTGGAATTAACTAGACAAGTTACTACTGAGTATTTGAACAAAGTTAAAAAAGGTAAAAAGCTTGATCCAATTTATCCAGTCATAATGACTGAGAATTTATTCAATGATCCAAGAATGTTGGAGTTTTCAAAATTCGTTGGTCAGACTGCATGGAATATTCTTGAGTCACAAGGATATAACATGGTCAACAAGACAACCTATTTCAGCGAAATGTGGTGTCAACATCATCACAAACATTCTGCAATGGAGCAGCATGTTCATGGATTTGGATCTCAGATCGTTGGTTTTTACTTTATTGACTGCCCGCCAGATTCATCACACGTTGTGTTCCATGATCCTAAAGCGGCTAAGGTAATGATCAACATTGATGAGTTGATTCCTGCTAATGCTACTTATGCAAGCAACATGATCAATTTCAAACCAGAGCCTGGTCAATTTATGTTTACAAATGCTTGGCTTGCTCATTCATTTACTAGACATGCATCGGCTAAACCTATGCGGTTTATTCACTTTAACCTTGGTGTACAACTGGCTAATGTAGTTCCCCCTACAACTCCAGTAGAAGTAATTTGAAGTACAAAATTCGATTTAACAAGACCAGAGGTCAAGCAGGTAGAGGTTCAATGGAGCATGTTTGGCGAGTATTCGAAGGGGAAAAAGAATACTTGCTAAAACACTTCATATTAAATGTACCAAGCAATAGCGAGATCGAGGCAAATGGGCAGGATTGGAATGTGGTTTGTGAGGGCGTTATGACGATAGATCGTGCAACGTCAACGGCAACGATTAACAAAGGAGAGTGACATGGCTGAGAAGTGGATTCAAAAAGCAATTAAACATGCAGGCGCTTTGAGAGAGCAGTTGCATGTTCCCGAAGGTAAGAAGATTCCTGCGAAGAAACTGGCTAAAGCAGCTAAGGCTCCAGGCAAGCTTGGTCAAAGAGCTCGTCTAGCTGAAACCTTAAAGCACATGCACAAATGAGTGACGATGTGGATAAGCGTTTAGCTGTGCACGAAGCGGTCTGTACAGAGCGATATAACTCAATCTCCAAGTCCTTGATGGATGGTTCCAAGAGGATGTCAAAGATTGAGTATTTGCTTTATGCGGTCATTATTGCCGTTCTCATGGGACCTGGTGCAGCTGCTGAGCTCTTTAAAAAAATATTTGGGTTGTGATTAAATTGATCCATTCACTCTTGTTGCCCTTGCCTCTGGCGCTTTCAAGCTCTGTAAAGATGCTTGTGAGATGTACAAAGAGGGTAGGCAAATTGTTGTTGATATTGCCCATGAAGTTGATGGAGTTGTCAAAGACGTTAAGGCAGTACAAAAGAAAGCCAAAGGGCTTCTTGGGTTCTTAACTAGCGTATTTGGTAAGAAAGAGGAAGAGCAACCACAAGTTGCTCAACCTACTAAAAAGACTAAAAAGAAGAAAGAGCCACCACCAGAGTTTGATGAAAACCTTATTTACCAACAGGTCAGTGATGCTCTCATCAAGTTCTTCCAAGCGTACAACGCACTGAAGAATTATGTTAAAGAACAAGAGGAGTTTGCTCTCCATGCAAATACTGATGAAGGTCAGGAAGCGGCAATTAAGATAACGATTGCCAATTTGCAGATGGAGAAGTTGAATCAGGAGCTAAGTGACTACATGGTGTATAGCGTTCCTATTGAATTAAAGGATTTATACACTAGGGTAAACAAACAAATCGGCCACATTGCCAATGTGCAAGCGCTTGCAAGACGAGAGGAAATGCTGAAGGAGCGTAGAGCAAAATGGCAACGGGAGCAAAAGGCGGATCTAATAAGGGGAAGAGTGGCGGCTTCAGTAATTACAGTGCTGATGCTGATGTGGCTATGGCTAATGATTCTCAGCATGACACATTCGCCATCATATTGATCATTGTTTTGTTGGTTGTTTTGCTTTTACTGATTCCGTTGATTGCATGGATGTATGTGGATGTAAGGCAGATGGAGCTGAGGGTTAACAAGGCCCTACAAAGGATTGAAGGCAAATGATTAAAAAAGCCAGTTTTATATACACATCTATGATGATATGTATATTTTTTCCATTTTTGTGTACAGGTTGCCATGATTCTTATCGCTATATATGCCAAGACCCTGAGCATTTCAATGATGCCGTTTGCCAGCGTCCGAGGTGTGAGTTTGACCAAGACTGCCCTGACTATTTAGTAGCCCCCATTTTGGAGAAAAAGATTGAAGGAACTACTTCTAGCATTCCTCAACAGTCCCAAGGAACGCCTCAGTGCAGATGACATAGAAGTCCGAGTTCGGGCTTTTGTCATTATTGTGGTGACCTTAATTCTGTTCTTTATTGTGGTCACGTTGATCTATAGCGTGATGTTTGTGAGCCAACCTATCAAGGCTATGGCCCCAATTGACCAGGCATTCACCAAGATGCTCAATGACATTGTGCTTTTGATCGTGGGGGGCATTGGCGGTATTATGACCAAGGGCATCAGCAATGAGGCTACGAATATGATGAACGCAGCAAAGGCTAATACTGCTGCCTACGTTGCTCCGCCTCCCCCACCACCAGCTCCAGTCGTAATGATGGCCCCATCTACGCCACCCAACTGGACGCCACCTTTTCCTCCTCAAACACCGCCTTACTTAGAACCTGACCATGAGAGGGAAAGAATGGCTAACGCTAGGGCACAAGCAATATGATTAGTTGGCTATTCGGTGACATCATGTATTATTTGGCTTTGGCCGCTTTGTTTGGCGGTGTGGCCATTTTTGTAGTTGGTTTTTTTGCGGGCATTTTCCCGTTGTTAAAAGCTCATGCACTTTTGATAAAAGTTGCTGGAGCAGTTTTGTTTATATTAGGAGGTTACTATGTCTCAGATCATCACGGCTATGAAAGACGGGTTGCAGAAGATAAAGCAGAAATTGAGCGACTTAATGGAGAAGCTCGGGCAAAAGAAGCAGAGCTCGGACAAAAGCTCTCAAGAGCCACCAGCCAATTAAAGCAGGCTAAAAATGATATCAAATCGAAGCAAGCTAGTATTGATGCTCGCATTGATGCTGGCGAGTTGCGCCTCCCCTCCACCTGTGGTGTACAAGCCAGTGCAGATGCCACCAATGGAGATCAAGCCAATGGAGCCGAATCTGACAGACAGACTGTTAAAGATATTGTCTCCATCGCAGCAGACGGAGACAAAGCAATCGTCAAGCTCAACGCCTGCATTAGCCAATACAACGAAGTGATGAAGACCGTGAATGAGGGTGTGAAATGATCACAGCAGAAAAACTTCATGCCCTACAGATTGGGCCAGAATGGGTTGAGCCACTTAATGCAACGATCAC